AGTAGTATTAGAATCCGTTCCCCAATTTGCCATACTATCTGAAAACTTAAACGTAGAATCAGTACTGTCAGTAACAGGTGCTCCCATATTAAACCTTAAATCATAAGCCATAATTTAAACTCCGCCATGCGCTTTGCTTTGATTTGCTTTGAAGATCACGCTATACTCCTTGGAAGGGTAAGGTTAATGTCTACAAAACTTTCAATGATACCGTGACTGATTTGTGCAATATCACTACCAGTCATGAGAGTCCTATCCAGAAACGATTGGCGAGATTCGCCAAAGTATTCGGTAGCGTCAGTGAATATCATAGGGTTAAATGCAACATTTGTCACCCCCAATACTTCTTCTGCTAATGCCATAAGTCTTTCGGACTCTTCTTCATATGCAGTTTGGGCATTATCCATCTGTTCGATAATGTCCATTGTATCTGCATTTAAAAATTCTACATACGCATTTGATGCTGCGTTGCTTAAACTAATAAGTTTATCTGCATTAAATAAATCAGTTAATTCAAATGCTTCTCCAAAATCTCCAGATAAATAAGAAATTGTAATAAAAGATGCGATAACGCCAATGACACGACCAACTTCATCTCCAAATATTCTTTTAGATGCTTCCATAATTAAAGTTGTAAGAATAGTTGCTGCAACCATGTTAATTACAGCGCCTGCAATAATAGCTGCAGTGCCTGTTAAACCAACAGCGGTTCCTACAGAAAGATTTGTTCCTAATACTCCAGCGCCTAGACCACCTGTTGCAACAGTAATAACAATAGCAACAACAGCGACAATCCATCTAAAGTTATCTTGCCACCAGCTGGTTCGAACAACTTGATAAGAGTTTACTAATAAATATGTACAGTTTCTAGAAAGATCTTCTAACTGATTAATCCCCATTTCTTTAACAGTAGGGTAGTGTAAAGGAACCAAAAAAGGAGATTCTTTACTGTCTGCAAATGCTTCGGCTGCCGTAATATGTACAGCATGAGATCCATACACATAGTTAGAATGCATTGCTCCAGTTATTTCTAAAACAGTATAATAGTTTTTGTGGTATTGCCGTATTAAATAAAACTTTGGAAGATCTTCATTGTTCCAATAAATGTTTCCATTTTGCCATTGTTTTAATTTAAAAGTGTTTGATACATCTTGTATAATTAAATGCTCTCCTCTTTTAAGAAGAGGTCTTGTTTGATTGTTATCAAACCTGGCGCCATTACCTGTAAAAGAAAGTTCCCGGATATTATTCCAGCGTAATCTAAGATCTAAGGCCGCAGACCCATCAATTTTTAATGTAAAAGTTGGCGGCTGCACAGAAGTTTTAGCTCCAAGATCTGCATTAGCTACATAAAGTGGATGTGCTGGTTCTGGTGTATTTTCAAATGCCGTTGACCAACGAGCTTCGTTTATTTCATCTTCAATCATAGTGCCTTGTGCAGTTTCAAACAAAGCAAATTTACTGTTTGTATTACCTTGATAAGCAATAAGATTTTCAAAAAACTTATAAATATACTCAAGGCCTGATTGATTAGATGTGTTTAATGGTACGCCATGCATAATAAACGCATGATCAATTGCATCAACATTTGCGTTATTATCTATTTGTTCAGCAAGATACTCTATCGAACTGCCTGTAAGTTTTTTAAATGCTTTATTTACATGAGCTTTTGTGCTCGACATTGATCCATGATTAATTGAAACGTTATTTACTCTTAAAGGAAGTTCTGGGTAAAATTCATCTACACTATTATCTGAACTAAAAAATACGTCTAATTCACTATTACCACTGCCTTCTCTATATGTTGTAAGAGTTGGAGTTCCTCGTGTAATTGCAAATGTTGTTGGGTCTTTTGTGACATAATTCCACGTGTAATAAAGCAATCTTTTAGAAGCTCTTGGCGCTGTCATTGCCCAAACCAAATCGCTTGGCGGATTTATTGTGTGGGATGTTCCGTTCAAAACAACAATCATTTTGTTAATTGTAAAATCGTAATAAGCAGACCAATTTGATGATGGTGTGTTTGGATAGTTTTGTCTGATCCAATCTTCAGCAAAATAGTCTATGTCGCCGTTATCAATAAATGCTTCATAAACATAAATTTCTGTACCTGCTGTTAACGTATAACTATTTGTAATAGCTGTTAATACAGCATCTGTGTCTACAATAGAATAATCTTCTATTTTTGAATCTGGTAATCCAGGTCCATAATTATTTGATGCCCATCTAAAATACTTTTTTAAATTAGCACCATTACTTGCTAAAAGCGTGTTTGATATAAAACTACCTAACCCAACTTTTTTTGATCTAGCAAATACGCCAGATAAAATAGTAGATGTTAAAAATTTTGTCTCACTGTCGTCACCTTGACCTAAATTAGAAATACTTGAATTGACGTAAGTTTTGCGTCCCATAAGTATTTCCTAATTTAACTAAATCCAAGATTTGTTTTCATTTCTGACAGCAAAGTATTTAACGCAGATGTATCTAGTTCGCTTGGTAAGTTAGTTCCTTCATCTACTGTTTTTCTAGTGATCCAAGTTTCAAGAATCATTTTTACGGCTTTAGCTTCAGCATCACGCTTATAAGCTGTAATTTGCTCGTCATGCAGAGCTTTCTGTTTGCCCATAGAACCAGAAACAGCTGTTGTACCGTCAGTTCTTGTATCAAGCGTTTTAGCTCGATGCGCTTCTGTCTGCTCTTCATAATTATCTTTTTGTGCAGGCATAAGATAATCTTTTTGGTACTGCTTTACAGCTGTATCTTCATCAACATTTAGTTTCTGTGATACAAGAAGATTGTTTGTTTGATAATCAACTTGTGCAGCGTCTTTATCAATTTTAGCTTTTTGTGCTGGTAACAATGATTGTGTTTCATAGTTAGTTTTAGAAACATTCGCAGTTGCTAAGCTAACTTCGCTGCTGCCAATTTCAACACGCTTGTTAAGCAAAGACAATTCAGCTGGTTTTATTGAATTTGTGTCGTATTCAATATTATCAGTTTGTGCATCAATTCTAAGTTTTTCAGCTGCAATTTGTGTAATTTGTTCTGTAATTTGATCAACTTGTTTATTAGTTTGTGATACTTGTGCAGGAAGAACATTTGCAACTTCATAGTTAATTCGACTAATTTGTGCTGTATCAACATCTACTTGTTTGTTTACACGAGAAACTTCTGCAGGCAAAACAGTGCTTGTTTGATAATCAACTTGAGATTTTTGTGAAGCAGCCAAATCTTTTTGAGCTTCAACAAGATTAATATTTGCTTCTTCTGTTGCTAGTCGCATTTTATTTAAAGAATACTCAGCTGCCATAGAAGACGCAGACATACGTGTTTGTATAACTTGCGCTTTTAATTGTTCTACTTGCAGTTTTGCTTGAATTACTCCAAGTTCAGCTGCTGCTGCTTGTTGTTTAATAAGCTCTGCTTGCCAATACTGTTGATCTTTTTGAAGCAGGTACTGCACAGCACTACTCATAGCGCTTTGAGATAAAGCTACATAAGATGTAGAATACTCTTTTGCAGTAATACGTCCTGCTTCAAACTCTGCTGTTAATTGCGCCCCTATGGATTCCATGAGGCCATCAAAAAGTCCTGATCCACCAACTGTTCTTGATGTAAGATCTGCTTCTGTTAGTTGTGATGTACTTGCATACTCTGTTGTTGGAAAATCAAAATCTGTACTTTCAATATCCAGCGTAGGAAGCGTAAAACTTGCATCAGTAGTAAGAGCAATAAATAAGGCATTTGCCATATTGTCGGCTTGGGTATCAGGGGCATCTGTCATATTGCTCTCCAGTTACTTTCAAAAGTTAAGGGTGTCTTAAGGACAGGGAGGAAAAACCTTAAGACACCCCACCAGCTGCTGCTTGAGCCGCAGCCAGTTTGTCGAGTTCTTCTTGAGTGAGCCGTGGAAGAACTTCGATGCTAAATTCAGGAACCCAACGTTGATCAACAACAATTTGATTTCCGGCGGAACGATCATTACGTGTGTTTACTTGCAAAAATTTACGGCTTTTAAGTTGCTCATAAAGAATTTTAGGAACATGATAGCCGTTATCAGTAGCTTCTCCATAAGGTATAAACTTACGCACAGTGCCAACATACTTGTTTGCAACGGTAAATATTTCTCCACGTAAATCACGTTTAGAAGGATTAAGATTTGCAATACGGCAACGAACCAACGCCATTTGTTCTTCGCGTTGCTGTTTGCGAATTCGTGCTTTTCTTTGTGTTTCTGTTTCTTCTGCAGAATCTATTTCTTCTACAACTGGATTTAATTTTGCGTCAATTTTAGCGCGAAGTCTTTCAATTCCAATTTTTGGAGAAAAAGAAATACCCATTACTTTTGCACGGGCTTTCAAAGCTTCAAGTTCAGCTTCTTCAGATGTATCAAATTCATCGTCTATTTGGTTTTCGAGATCAGACATGGTGATTTTTCAATCCTTAATGCAAGGTTAATAGTAAAAGCAGGGGGCTAATGCCCCCTGCTTATATTTGCTTAGATAGTTGCAAGAGTTTTAACGACTGCAAGACGCTCAGGACGCAGGATCATTGTACCATGATACCATTTAATTGAGCTAAAGCCCAATTCGCCATAAGGATCGTTACGATCTGCTGTTTCTTTCCCAGGCATCTTTGTGGTGATTTTGAACTTCATATCTCTACCACCAGTTTGAAAACCAATTGTTGTGAAAGATTCAGCGCCTACAACAAGCATTGGGTAAATATTATAATTACCGCTGCTTTCTTCGTAGCCTGGGTTTGTACCTACTGGTGCACCAGCACCTGCATAGTGAAGCATTTCAGGAACAACAACGATGCGGAACTGATCAATCGTTCCGATTTCACCGTTCAACACATTACCTGCGTCAGCATATTGATGCACAGGAACAAAAGCAGCATTACCAAACAAGTCAGTCATTGCTTTTAGTGTCGCTTCCAATTCAGAACCAATATACATTACGCGGCCTGAGTTGATTGTTTTGGTGTCAATCATCCGTGAGCCAGCAATTACTTTGGTTTGCTTTGGAGTACGGTTGTCGTTCAAAATACGTGCAAGACGCATCAAGTCAGCGTAATCAACAACTGCAGGATCTGCAGATTCACCACTTACTGTTCCATCTGATGTTGCATCGCCTGCGAAAACAACAACACCCGCACCAGCAAGAAGTTCTTTTTGCAAAACTGCTTCTGTCAGCTGAGTAGCACCTGTTACCATTTCACGTGACAAGTGCATGTAGAGTTCTGAATCGCTGTCAAAATCCATTGATTCTTGTGTGAACTCTTGAAAGAAACCAAACTTCTGAATGGTTCCGGTACGTTGAATACGTGTAAAACCAACGCGGTTAACACGTCCACCGTTCTCAGTCAGAGTTGGCAATTTAGCATCAATCGTTCCAACATCTTTAGAAGACCCGTAAAGGTTTCCAGATCCATTAATCACTGCGCCAGCAGCATCAATACCTTGATCGTTAATGTTGCGATCATCCAAAAGTGGCATGTAGTGATAGACACGAATTTCTTTACCGTAATGCTTAGGCATTGTAACGGTGTCTGCCATTGGCATAAAATACATGTCTTTTTTAGCTTCAACTAGCGCTTTGCGTTGCCAGAAGAAGGTATTCATTTGTGAAGAGCCACTACCTTCAATACTAGAAGGGGTAGCATTAGGAGCATTATATGCTTGTACCATGATATGTTACCTCATGAAAACTGTGTCGGTATCGCCATAATCTCTTCGTCGCTTAATGCAAAAGGATCAAAGGGTTTAGGCGATGATTTTGGTGCAGCACGAGTAGGCGAAGCTGCTCGAGCTTTGTCACCATTCGAAACGGCTTTACGAGGGTTAGATGCGCGAGTTTCTAAAACTTTTGGCTTGCTTTGGTTTACAGGAGTTTCCTGTATAACGAGCTTGCCGGAGCTATGTAATTCGTCACCAACTTGCTTGTAGGCGTGGATAAGTGGAATGGTGGTAGAAAGAGTACCCAGAGTTCTGCGGCGATCAATCTCAGCGTAGATTCGGTCATAGATTCCGTTTACTCGCTGATCGTGAATGATCTGCATAATCTGTGGTTCTTTATAGATAGCTTCTTTCGAAGCCTGATCCCATTGTGAATTTATCATAGAAATAGTATCTGATCCAGATGGCATTGAAAGAACATCTTCCAATGTTGTATGGAAATCCATTTCTTGATCACTCACAGAATGGTTTTTTGGTCTATAAGTTGTTTCAACGCTTGTATCCATTTCCATAGGATCTAGTTTTGCGTCTTGAACTAACTTAAGAATAGCGTCAGGATTTTTGTTTGCTAAATCAATAAGATTGTTAATTTTTTCTTCTTCTAGCAACCCATTGTTTTCTAATGCACGCATCATTTTAAGGTTTGGCTTAAGAGCGTGCATTTTCTTTGTGTAATTTGCGCCATGTTGCATCAATGTTATGGCTTCTTCAGGAGTGTCTACCTTAATCATTTTTCCGTTTGCTTTAAACGGTGCCATAATTTTTTCGTAAAGCGCTTTATAATCTACTGCGTCTGTTTCTTCAGACTCAGTATCATCTTCTTCTAAATCTTCTGCTTCAGCAATTTCTTCAACATCATCGCTTTGCTCTGCTTCGCTTTGATTTGAATCATCTTCAACATCTTCAATAGAAAGCTCTTCTTCTTCTACATCGTCGTTTTCTTCATTTGTAGAAAAAGGTTTTTCTACTTCTGTGTTTTCAGCTGCTGCATCCAAAGAATCTTCTAATGTTGTGTTGTTACTTTCAACAAACATTGGTTCATCAACAAGTTCTTCTTCTTCTAGGGCAGGGGGAACTTCTTGAAAAGATTGATCACCGGGAACTGCAATATTCATCAGTTCCTCGTCAGTCATGTTTTCATAATCAGGTTCTTCACTCATGCGACATACGCCTCTTCAGCCCGTACTTCATCTAACGCTTGTTCATGGTCAAACAACTCAGCTGCAGCAATATCACCCATACGAATTATATTTTGCATATATTGACGAAACAACGATATTCCTTGCAGTGCAAGAAAAATTTCTTCTCTATGAAGTTTCATGTTTCCATCTGCAGAAAGATGGCTCAACCGAATAGCTTCGTCTTTAAGATACCCCTCAAGAATAAGTTCTTTAAAATCTCTATTATCAGCTAAACGATTAGCAGCATCTTTGCGTGCAATCATCTTTTTTGCTTCAGCAATGGATAGTTCTATTTCTTCTGTTTGCGACATTTCATTCCTCTTTAGGTGTCTGGTTGTCGTTAATTACTTAAATCCTCTTGCAGTGTTCTAAACAGCAT